GAGGCCCTGGAGGCGAAGCCGTTCCGGACCGCTTCCTTCCCAGCCTGAACGTCCTGAACCGGGTGGATGTACGTCCAGGCCTGGGGCGTCCAGATCACCTTCGAGTACGGCGTCGGGTCCTCCAGGTAGTCATTCCCGAACGGGAGCGCGGAGGCCAGGAAGGCCGCGTCCATCCAGGCTTCCCAAACGGGATTGCAGAGCTGGTGAGCCACGACCTGATGCTGGAGCGACTGGACGCCTCGGCGGAACTCGTTGAGGATGACCCGCATGGAACGGTCGTTCACGCCTGAGAGGTCCGACGTGAGGACCTCGTAGGGAACATCCGCGGCCGCACAGGCGGCACGGAGCTGCTGCTTGATGAAACCCTCGTAACCCTGGACGATGTCCGGGGGCTGCGAGAACTGCACCTCCTCGCCCGCGTCCAGCTCCTGGAAGATCCCAGGGGCCAGGGAGAGGATGGGCCGATCCCCTTCCGAGACCGAGGTGGGAGTCGAGGCGCCGCCCGTGATGGGGATCACGGAGGACTCGTTCGTGGACGGGTGCTTCAGGAACGCGACGAACATGTTCGCGAGCTGCTGGCGGAGCAGTGTCGCGTCATCGAACTTGTCCAGCTCTCGAAGCCGGATCAGCGCGGAGGTCAGATGAGGGATCCCACGAAGCTGGCCCGCGCGGAGGGGCTTGTACACGTGGAGCACGGTCTCCGCCGGAACTCGCCGGAGGTCCCCCGGATCGAAGTCCATCAGGTCCCCGGGCCGCGAGTAGAAGAACCAGTAGGCCACACGGCGCCCGATCTGATCGAACTCGATGCCGGCGCGGACGCGGTTCCCGTTGCCCCCGATGATGTTGTAGTTCACCGGGCACAGCTCGGGCTCGATGACCTCGACCTGGATCGGAACGGCCAGGCCGTCCGAGGGGCGCCGCTGCCGGAGCCGGATGAAGACCTCTCCGGCCTCCAGCCAGCAGCGGACAGCCTGGGTCATCTGACCCTCCCAGGGCGAAACGCCCCGGGAGTCAGACTCCGAAGTCCACTTCGCCCACAGGTTCTGAACCTGTTCGCGGAAGGCGGGATCCACGGCCTGGGAGAGGGGCTTGATCCCGGTTCCGACGATGTTGTTCGTCAGCTTCGCCAGGATCCCGGCCGCGTACCCGTCATTCCGCGAAGCGTTGCGGGAGCGATCTCGGAGTGTGGTGATCGACTGAAGGACACCCTGATTCGGGGACGTGGTGGGGGCATTCCATCCGGCCGCGCGCCGCTGCGCGGAGGCCGCCTCATAAGTGGTCGAGGCCAGGACTACCGCCGCCTCCCGGATCTGGGTGGCGCCTGTCTTGAGCGGGGCGGACTTCCGCGCCCCGCGAGTGCGGGGGAAAAGAGCAGCCATGCTGTCTTAGAACCCCTTGTTTCCGACGCCCAGGAACTGCTTCTTCCGGGTCGCCTGGCTGAGCTGCGCGGAGATCAACTCCTGCGCGATCTGTAGCTCCTGGATGGAGCGGTACGTCACAGAGCGGTCAGCGAACTGAACGACACGTTCGCCCCGCGCGATAGCGTGCTCGACCGCTTCGAGGTCCGTCTGTGTGAAGGCCACGATATATTATACCCCCATCTCAGCAGAACGCCAGAGCCGGACGAGATTTTTCGTCGCCGGAGTCTTCGCGGACGAGAGCCCGAGCGCGTGCATCCGAAGCGCGGACTTCACATGAACGATCCGGGTCCGCTCCGGGTCGAAGGCTTCCCAGCACGTATCCTCGCAATTGAACCGCAGACACTCCAGGGCCACGAGGTTCACGCCCTCGCGCTCCCCTGGGGACTCGATCAGAGAGCCCAGCGAGGCCTGATTGATCCCACCGTAGATCCGTGTCCACGGGTCGTGAAGCTGTCGACTCGCCAGGAACTCCCGGTCCCGCTTCAGCCACGCGCGCATGAAGGACCGACTTCGCTCGTTCGCGCGCGCCGCAAAGACGCCCGCGTTGATGGGGTAGCGCGTGACCTCCGCCGGGCGCCGGGTGTAGGCCACATCGAAGTCCGTCTCCCAGATGTCTCCAGGGTCCCCTGTGAGGAACGTGTCTCCGTCCAGGAGGAGCACCCGAGTTCCATCCGGGGCGGAGCACACAGCCTCAGCCCAGAACTCCAGCTTCCAGCTATTGTTCGAGTTCGAGATGCTCCCCGCCGCCGAGCGTAGCGAGCTGGGCTTGATCCTGCGGACGATCACATCCCAATCCGGAGCGTGCTTCCTGGCCGAGGCCTCCAGGACCCGCGCTAGCCGGACGTAGCACTCCAGGTCGTTCTTCGCGAAGTACACCGAGAACAGCCTGTCCTTCACAGGACCACCTCGATCAGCTCCTCGGGGGTGTACTTCCGGAAGGTCCCATCTCCGATCGGGGCCAGCGTCAGCTTCTTGAAGACCTCCTCGGGGAGATTGTACTTGACGAAGTGGGGCCCGGTGCCCGCGCCAGGGCGAAGGCGATCATACAGCTCCGCGCGCGCGAGTCGCGTGGCGTAGTCCTTGACCGTGAACTTGTGATGCTCGATCATGATCGGCGCCTGGACGCCCCGGCCGAAGGGGCTCCGTGTATGCGGGATCTTCGGCCTTCCCCCCGCCATCGCCTTCACTGAGAGTCGAGTCGGGAACTTGGGCCAGAACTCCTTCGTGTGGATGAAGTGTGTCGGGGTCCACATGTTCGCCCAGGGGATCCCCCAGTGCTTCTCCGCCCGGTACTCCTCCGCCTCCAGCCAGTGCAGCATCGCGGGCGTCACGCGCTCGTCGTCGTCCAGGGTCAGGACATAGTCGCCCGCGCAGGACTCCACGATCTGGTCGATGACGGCCTCCTGGCATCCCCCAGACTTCACGAGAAGGGTCCGAGCGCTGGGGTAGCGCCCTTTCAGGAGAGAGTACGCAGCGCGGCCGTCCGCGCCGATCACGAACTCCGCGTTTAAACACCGCGCTAGCTCCGCGAAGTGATCCATGAACAGGAGCGCGTGAGGCTCCCCAAGGCATGCGACTTGGATCGAGAGACTCATCGGAAGAAAACCATGATGTTCCGGCCGTACCACCAGGCCGTCGGCGCCGCCGTCCGGAAGATGTCCCGCAGGGTGACCGTCATCTCGACGGAACACCGAAGGCCTCGGGCCTCCAGCTTCGAGCGCCAATACTCGTGGGGCTGTTCGTTCACATGCCCCGTCCCGCCCTGGCCCGGGGTCGCCGCAGAGAACAGAAGGGCCCAGCTCGTGGCATCCGCTACGGTGTCACAGAGCGTGTCCGCGGCGGACGCGGGGAGATGCTCGCCCACCTCCCAACAGAGAGTCAAGTCCCCGCGCACACGAGCCAGGAGCGGCCTAGTCAGGTCGTGCTGGATGAAGGCCAGATGGTGATCCGAATCCATCTCCGTCTCCACTCCGAGGTCAATCCCCACGGCCTCCCGGGCGAAGCCTTGCTCCCGTGCCGCGCGCATCAGGGCGCCCGACCCACAGCCCACGTCAACGAGTACCTGGGGGGCACCCAGAACCACTACAGCAGCCCTCAGGCACGCTAGGGCTTCGCTGTGGGTCGCATCGGACTGGGCCCGGGCCTTCACGTTAGGATCCCTCACAGGGTCGCCCACAGGGCCTCGTGCTGCGCCCGCCAGGCCTTCCAGCTCGGGGGCCGGGACAGACCGCGCAAAACCTTCCGGAGAGAGGCGTAGCTCCCCACCCGGTACTTGATCACCGGGAATTCCCAGCACCATCCTACCTCTGGGGCGATCACGGGGACGTGACGGGCCAGGGCTTCGATCACCGGCATCGGACCCCCTTCCTCGGTCGAGGTGACCACCAGGTAGTCAATGGAATCCAGGAAGGCGTCCCGGGCTTCGATCCCGTGGGTCACCGGGCAAGGCGACTGCTTCCGGCCACCGGGTGCGAAGTCCGTGCAGGCCCGAAAGTCGAAGCCATCCTGGACGGCTTTCACCACGAGATCCGCGCCCTTTCGCCGCTTCCCGTATACCCGGCCCAGGACTCCGAAGACGGGATTCCGTGTCGGGGCCTCGGTGCCGGGGCGGATCGTGACGACCTTCTTCGCCCCCGCGATCCGGAGCTGCTCGGCCAGGGCCTGGTTCATGGTGACGCAGGCCGCGAACTTCGGGATGAGATCGAAGCCCGTCTGTCCGTGGGTGTAGAGTCCGACCGCCTTCCCAGGACACGGGAACTTCGCGAAGTCCCGGGCCGGGAGGTAGTAGTTGATGTCCGCCTCCGCGTCCACGAGGCGGTCCGGCTTCGCGTGCTGAAGGACGGCCGGGCCGCACCCGTTGATCGTATTCGGGTGCAGCTCCACGGCCAGGCGCTCCAGGATCCAGCCGAGCTTCGCGACCACGTTCACCTTCACCGCTGCGCCTCGAACACCCAGAACTGGGGCACACCGGCCGCGTCGTGAACCACTTCCAGATGGAGAGGGGTCAGGCCCGCAGAGGTCAGATCCTGGCGGAGCTGCCTGGACGTGTAGCACCGCACATGATGGGGATGGGTCGCCACGGTGGCCGTGCCCCACTTCCCTTCGGGGTGAGGTGTCGACCCCACGACGTGCCGCGCGCAGACTCTCCGGGCCTCCGAGAGAACCACGACGGGATCGTGGACATGCTCCAGGATCTCGCCCAGGACGGTACAAGTGAAGGACTGATCCGGAAAGGTCAGGGCCTCCGCCTCCTCGACCCAGGCGCCCCGCATTCGCAGCGCGGCCAGGGCCACCAGCTCGGGGGCGCAGTCGACCCCGTAGACCGCGCACCGGGGCAAGAAGTCCACGAGGTGACCCGCGTTGCACCCAATGTCCAGAACCGATTCCCCGGGACGCACCGGCCGGAGCATCGCGCGGATCCGGGTCCTCTGGAGTTCGTTGATCCGCTTCGCCGTGTCGTTCTTGTACTCCCGATGGCGTGCTAGACACACCTCTCGGCTCGTTGCTTCAGCCACGGCTGGCCTCCGTTTCAAGAGCCGTCCAGAGGTCTATCAGGGGCTTGTACGCCTTGCGCGAAGTGGCCGTGGGCTCGAAGATGGCGCGGCGGAACCCGGACTTCACATGCAACACCCGGGAGATGCTCGGGGAGAAGAGGTCCGGGGAACAAGCATTCCACTCGCGACACTGGAGCTGGACGATGTGGCACCCATGGTCCTCGCGCTCCAGGACGTAGCCCAGGGCCGACTGATTGATACCCGCGTACTTCGTCCTCCACGGCTCGTGGGCGACGGCGTCTCCGATGAAGCGGAGATTGTGCTCAGCCCAGAGGGACATGAAATGCCGCGTCCGGTTGGACACGCGGACGAACATGACGCCCCCGTTCAGAGGAAGACCCCGAGGCCGCACGGTGTAGGCCACGTCGAACCGCTGCTCCCATGCCGGATCCAGGGGCCGGAGGATCGCGGTGTCCCCGTCGATCAGGAGCACCCGGGCCCCGTCTGGGGCATTGACGATCTGATCCCTCCACCAGACGAGCTTCTGGGTGTTCCACCCGTGGGAGAGATTCCCCATCGCGGAGTCGTAGACCTGAGGCCGGACTTCCTCCACGCGAACGTCCCAGGAGGGGAGGTGCTTCTTCGCGGTGTGCTCCAGCACGGCCGCGAGGCGACGGTAGCGGTCAGCCAGAGGGCCCGCGAAGAACATGCACGCCAGGACCGGAGGGGTCAGGACTCCCCGTGCTT